TGGCGGAAAAACTCAAAAAGTACTTACTGATTTCAATACAATATCAGATGCAAGCTTTGATCTGGAAATAGCTGATGTTACTCATACGGTTATTACGGATCTGACTACTGCTACTAGTTTGTCCGATATCGCTTCATTAATTCAGACACAAGTACAAAGTGAAACAGAATCACAGTTTTCAACTGCTACTGTTTCGTTTAATTCTACTAGGGGATCTTTTGATTTTGCGAGTGGAGACACTGGTACGGCTTCTATTAGTGTTACTCAAAGCCTATCTGGCACAAGTATTGTTGATTTGCTTGAATGGAATTCTACAGCGATATTTTCAGATGGTTTGGACTCTCAAACGATAACGGAAAACTTAAATACTTCAATTGATATTGATAATAATTTCACAACATTCTTGTTTACTCCAGCTTTTTCGATTGATAGTAAAGTTGAAGTTGCACAATGGACGCAATTACAAAACTTTAGATATATGTTTGTTACATCTACGAGCTATGCACAAGCACAGGCTCATTATGACGCTCTTAATTTATATGGTGGCGTATGTGTTACTATTGAGTCAAATGTTGATGGTCAATATCATGAGATGATACCTGCAAGTATTGCTGCTACTACTGATTACACAAGGCCTAATTCTGTAAAAAATTATATGTATCAGCCTTTTTCTGGAGCAACTCCGACAATAACGACTACAGAACAATCTAATTTTCTTGATTCTATCAAGATTAATTACTACGGGCAAACACAAGCATCAGGGCAAGAATTATCTTTTTATCAAAAAGGCTTTTTGATGGGAGGAAGTACATCGGCTCAATACATTAATGTATTCATTAATGAATCTTGGTTTAAGTCTTCTATATCATCAGAGTTGCTTAATTTACAGATTGCATTAGAGCAGATACCTTATAATGCTATCGGGGTAGCTCAAGTTACTACAGTTATACAGAGCGTTATTGATGAGGCATTAAACAACGGTGTAATATCTGCTAATAAGCCTTTGACAACAACTCAAATATTGTATATTGGTCAAATAAGCAATGATGAGAATGCTTATAGACAAGTCCAAAGCATAGGATATTGGCTGGATGTATCGCTTGCTAGTAAGGTTGAAAATTCTGTAACTATATACTCTATAGATTATACTTTAATTTATGCAAAATCTGATTCTGTGAGTGTCATCAACGGCACACAAGTGTTAATATAATTTAAAAGGAGAATATAAAAATGACTGATATTTCAGGTAACGGCGTAAAAATTTTAATAGCAGCGAGCAAAACATTCCCTGTAGGATTCCCAGTAACACAACTTGCTGATGATAATGACCCGCTTGACTTTGCAGATTTGTCTCTATCTGAGACTGCTATGGGCGTCAATGGCGATATGGTCTCGTATACAGTAACTAATCCTTTAGAATTTACATTATCAGTTATCCCTAATGGTGTTGATGATGCTGCATTAAGTGTATTGCATGAAGCTAACAGAGCATCAAAAAACAAACAGTCTGCTAAAGATTCTATAACTATTACAATAGTATATCCTAATTTGAGAACGGTTGTTTTGCGAGGTGGCAGTATCATCTCTGGAAGTGCTGCCCCTTCCATTTCAAGCAACGGAAGAATTAAGACAAAAACATATAACTTCCATTTTGAAGACAAAATAGGTTAATAATAAATAAAAAGGACAAAACAATGCTAATAAAACCTAAGTTAATAGAGATAACTAATATCGATGGCAACAGTTTAAAATTCAATATTGGTCGCATACCTGCCATTGTTGGAAGAGAGATTTTGGTCGGTTATCCGTCTTCTTTAATTCCAAAAGTTGGCGAATATAAAGAAAATCAGGCATTAATGATTAAATTATTGAGTTTTGTTGAGGCTTATAATGCTGATGATGAGCCAGTAACACTTGGCGGGGTTAATAATGATCATATTATTAATACTTATGTTACTGATGCTACTACTCTAATGTTGTTAGAAAAAGAAATGTTTGCTTATAACTTCCCGTTTTTAAAGTTTGAAAAAAGCAAAGGTTTATTATCTTCTATGGCTAGTAAGTTAAAGGACGATAATTTTATCAATGGCGTTGTTGATAAATTCAAAATAGCTGCGTTTGACATTTATACTAAAATGAAAAAATAATATCACTTGTCTTTAATTTAACATAATAGGGACAATAATGTTAATCAAGCCTAAGATTATACAAATTAAAGATATTGATGATATTGAACTAAAGTATCAAATTAGCAGAATACCTGCTATACAATTCATTGATTTACTTGATGAATACCCCCTTGATAGCGAGAAAATACCAAAAATAAGTCATGATACACTTTTAACTTTGTTAAGGTATGTATCTTTTTTTGATGGTAATAATTACATCATATTAGACGATGAACATAAAATTAATAATTATATAACAGACACTGAGACACTTTTAAAAATTGAAACAAGCTTAATGCTGTATAATATTGAATTTATGCACACTAGGAAAAAGTGCAGGCTATCTAGTGCGGGTGAGGATTCACCGTATAAATATGTCAATATTGATTCTGGAATAGGTGCGATAATAACAAATAAGTTCGCAACAATGCACGAGTTAAGAACTATATATGATTATGAAGATTATTCAAATATGCTTGAGATAATACATGTTAATTTATCGCAAGAAATACACGCAGCCCAAAAGAAATAATTATATAAATTAATAAAATGTTGTATAATTTAATTATATAAATTTAAGGTAGTTTTAAAATGGCAATTGCGGAAAGTTTTCTATATTTATTCCAGGCTGATACTTCATCTTTGATAAAAGGCGAGAAAGAAGCAGAAAAGCAAAACAAGAAATTAAATGCTGGAATAAAAGCAACTGATCAAACAGCGAATAAAATGGCTAACGGCTTTGGAACTCTTATAGCTACTGCTGGCGGTGCTTTGACTGCTTTATTAAGCTTTGCGGCTTTATCTAAAGGAATATCACAAACATCTGCATATGTTGATAATCTTTCTAAAACTGCGGATATGTATGGAGTCAATGCTAATGAGTTAGCAGCATATCAAGATGTTATTGTCAAGTCTGGTGGTTCGGTTAGTGGTTTTCAAAGTGTTATCTCAAGCCTTAACGGTAGTTTCAACGAATTTATAACGACTGGCAACACTGGAATACTTCCATATATGCAGCAGCTTGGTATTAGCATGGTTGACGCTGATGGAAAAGCAAGAGACGTGTTGGATACACTACCGGAGATAGCAGATTCATTTGCTGGAATGTCAAAGGCAGAAAGCTCTGGTTTTGGTAAAAAACTAGGCTTAGATGATGCTACGATTCGATTACTGCAGCAAGGCAGGGCAGAGGTTGAAAAACAAGTAAACTCGCAGAAAAAATTGTTCAGTATGACAAAAGAACAATCAGATATTTTTCAAAAATTCAACGATACAGTTTCAGATACGCAGACATCTTTTAGGGGTCTTTTTGTAACTTTAGGTGCAGAAATATTGCCTGTTATAGGCTCTCTAATGAATAAACTGCAAGCAGGCATTAATTTCATGTTAGAACATAAAGACTTAATGAAAGGTATTTTCATTGGTCTAGGTGTTGCGATAATGTCTTATGCGGTTCCAGCTTTTTTGGCTCTCGATATTGTAGCTGCTCCAATATTTTTAATTCCTGCATTAATTGCTGGGCTGATCGTATTATTCGGATTATTATACGATGATATTATGACTTTTTTAAGTGGTGGTTCGAGTGCTTTTGGCGATTTATTAAAATGGTTTGGCTTGACTGATGGTGCGATAAAGTCTATTAAAGATGCCATTCTTAGTATTGGGAGTGCAATATCTAACGCTTTTGGATTTGCCATATACTTTATTCAAGAATTTTTTAGGCTTGCTGTAAAGGTTGCTGGAGATGTATTTAACGCTTTTAAACCTTTGCTTAACTTCTTTTCAGTTACTCTTACAAAAGCGATTGAAGGCGTATTTGGATTTGTTGATAGCTTAATTTCTAATATTAAGAAAGCTCTTGTTTTTATGGGTGTATTGAAAGAAGACACTAAAGAGCAAGATAAATTTAATGAAATGCAAGCGAAAAAAAGGGTTGCTGCTGGTCTCCCTGCCGTAATAACACCTACAAACTCTGATAAGTTAGATAAGAGTGATATATACGCAGCTGCTAAGTTTCAACAATCTTCACCACTCAACAATATGTCTAGTAGCTCCATAGCTAACTCAAATACATCTAATAGACAATCTACAAATAATATTAATATAGATAAGATAGATATTAGCACACAAGCGACTAATGCTGATCAGATAAGCAAGGAAATAAACAATAGTTTATCTAATCAAATAAAGAAAACTACAGCGACTTATGAGGATGGTATTACAGCATGATAATAGACGGTTTTCTTCCATCAAGCGAGCAAAAAGTAAGCATATATGATAACGATAGCTACGATATCCTGTTTGATGATGCCATTTGCACTGCGTTATCTGTTGACTCCAATAGTATTGTTATGTCTCATCCTCTTGAGGATGGTAGCAAGGTTTCAGATCATCAAGTATTTGATCTAACCAAAATATCAATGGAATTAAATTTAAGCAAAAGAGACTATAATTTAGTCTATGAGAATATTGATACTGCATATAGAAGTAGCACATTACTAACAATACAAACTAAAGTTAATATTTATAAAAACATGATAATAGAGTCGTCTCCTCATGTTGAAGGTAATTATCAAGGGATTAAAATGAATTTGAAATTAGTTGAGTTTGACCCCGTATCCAGCGTTGATATACAATATAAGCCTCAATTAGCTTCGGACAATAACACAACCAAGAAAGGTATACAAAACGGGACTAAAATCGCTGATAATAAACGAGTTAGTGTTATCAATAAAATTATAGGGGTTGCATGATGCAAAAATTAGAGATAGATAAAACAGCTAATCAATCAATAAGGTATCAAGGCGATCAAGAAGTATATGAGATAATAATACGCACTACAGCGAATGCTACATTTTTTAGTTTGAAAAGGGATAATATAGAAATAATATCAAATCAAATATTAATATCTAATAAACTATTGATTAATTCAATTTATCAAGTAACTAAAGGAAATTTTATATTTTATTGCCTTAATGATGAGTTGGCAAATTATGAGAATTTTGGCGTTACTCAATTCCTATACTACGCTACTAATGAAGAGTTGTTAGATAATGGATAAAAGACTATTAAAAGTTGATATTGAAATTGGCGGTGAAATTAGAAGCTTTAGTGATTTAGAGATATCAGCCTCTGGATCAAAATCATCAAGTCAGATACCGAACGAGTTTAATATATCGATAACCAATTTAAATGAAAATACTAGAAATCAAATACTGACAGAAAATAATGTTTTTGATAGAGCTAATCCCAATAAAAAAGTATACCTTTATGCAGGGAGAGAGAGTAAAGGCTATTCTTTGGTGTATAGTGGCGTTATAAGGCTTGTAACTGTATCACAACCTCCGGATATTGTACTTACTATGCAAACTTACACTGGAGAAATAGAAAAGCTACAGCCAAGCATAAGGAGCGGCGGGGAAAGTATTAGATTATCTGTACTAAGTCAACAGATAGCTAGTGGTTTAGGGCTAAATTTAATATTCGAGGCAACGGATAAAAATATTGGTAATTACTCGTATAGCGGAGGCAAACTTAAAGAAGTCGGCAAGCTTAACGAGCTGGTCGGAGTAACTGCGTATATTGATGATATCAATCTTGTTGTAAGAAATGAATATACAGCATTAAAAGGTTATGAAGTTAATATATCACAAGATACTGGCATGATCGGGACTCCTTCAATTAATGAAAGAGGGATTACAGTTAAGACTCTTTTTGACAACAATATCAAAATTGGTGCGACTGCCAACGTTACAAGCTCGCTAAATAATAATGCTACTGGGTCGTGGTTGATAAATAAAATTACTTACGATTTGCAAAATAGAGATCAATCTTTTTATATGAATATTGATTGCATAAGGATAAACAAAAATGGATAATATAATAACAACAGATCCAAGCAATGAAGACTCTCTTGTAGGCGTATTCAATACTGTATTAGATAAGTTTAAACAGTCAATGCAAGTCAGACTTCCTTGCGTTGTAACAGCAATTAATAAAGATAAAAACTCTGTTTCTATAATACCTTTGATAAAAATGGTTATGGCAAATGGCACTAGCTTGAGAAGAGCCACAATAGTGGGAGTACCTATCCAGCACTTATCTGCTGGCGGTTTTATAATCCATATGCCAGTAAAAGTAGGAGACTTTGGTTATATAAGGTCGTGTGACAGAGATATCAGTTTATTTAAACAAAGCTTTAGTGAAAGTATACCCAACACAAAAAGAAAAATAACATTTGAAGACTCTGTTTTTATTCCCGATACTATTAATTATAATAATTATACAATAGATAGCGAGGATGATAGTAACTTAGTCTTACAGTCTTTTGATAATTCTGTTAAAATTAGTCTAGGTTTAGATAATATAAAAATTAAAGCTCCTACAATCAATATTGAGGGGAATGTTAATATACAAGGTAATGTATCAAATACAGGTACTTTGCAAAATAATGGCGTTAATGTAGGTAGTACTCACGTACATATACAGACTAACAGCAAACCTACATCAGTACCACAATAAGGGTTTTTATGATTTCTTTTAGTAGAGATGCAAACAGTGATTTATTTTTAGACTCTAAAAATGATATATCAATAAGCAGCGAGCTAGAGTCTTGTTTACAGACTTGCGAAAGCGTCGCATTATCAATAAAAGGCGAAGATATATACAATACCGAAAAAGGATTGCCTAATTTTGAATTAATATGGAATGGAGTTCCAAACATACCTCAATATAGAGCTGCATTAATTAGCTCTATAGAAAAGGTTGAAAATGTTATTGAAGTTACAAATTCTAGTTTTGTTGTAAATAATAATGAATTAATTTACAATATAGAAATTAAAACAACTTTCGGTAGTGGTGAGATTACTAATGGCTTATAATTATATTCAATCAAGCGGTATAGTTGTCGCTGATACATCGCAGAATAAGCAAGAAGTTACTCAGAAATATCTCGATAATTTTGGCTCAAATCTAGTTACAGATACTGGAACTGCTAATATACTTATCAACTCTGATACTGATATATTATCTAGCTTACAGCAGACTTTAGCATTATTAGCTAATTTGATAAACCCGAATTATGCTGGCGGAAAGTATCTTGATTCGCACCTTGCTTTATTTGATATGCAAAGGTCTCTAGCAAGTAGCACAACAGTCGATGCTACAATAACTGGTGTCGCTGGTACATTTATACCTGCTGGATCTGTTGCTAGCACAACGGGCGGAGATAGATTTGTATTGGTTGCGGATGTTACTATACCAGTATCCGGCACGATAGATACAAGTTTTGCAAGCGAAGAAAAAGGCGAGATAGTTTGTCAAGCTGGAACACTTACAAGTATATCTGATGGCGGGGTACTTGGTTGGGAAACTGTTAATAATATTGGCGATGGCGTTATAGGAAAAGCAGAACAGAGCGATGAGTCCGCTCGATCTGATAGAATATTAAGAATAGCAAAAGGTGCTAAAGGTACATCTGATTCTATTATATCAGGGATATATGGTGTCGATGGAGTTTTGTCGCTAATCTTCAGAGAAAACTATACTGGCACCTCAGTTGTTGTAGATAATGTTAATTTACTTCCGAACTCCATATATATGTGCGTCGATGGCGGAGATAATGAGGCGATTGCAAGGGCTTTGGAAATATACAAAGCACCTGGTGTTGACTTCAACAACGGCGGAGGAATTAATCAATCAGTATCTTTTGTTAGTAGTGATTCTGGACAAAATTACACAGTACTATTCGACAGACCTAACATAGTTTTAATTAAAATAAAAATCACTGTAAAGGTAGGTTCTAGTGCGATTGACACAACGCAAGAAATTAAAAATCTAATTTTAGAGTATGTAAATTCAGAAACTAGAAATGATGGATTCAAAGTTGGTATTGATGTATCACCTTTTGAGATTGCTGCAAATGTGGCTATTGATAAAAACTCTAATGTCGTTGGTTGTCAAGTTACTAAAGTAGTTGATAATGTATTTCAAAGCGAGACAATTCCGATTGAAATATATGAAAAAGCTTCTACAAGTGAGACGCTCATAGAGGTTGTGTTGGTATGAGTAATATACAAAGTTATGATACTAAAATTGACTTGCTAAGGCACATACCTTGGCAGTATGATAAAGCAACAAAGCTAAAGAAAATGTTGCAAGACAAGCAAGATAATTATCAAAAGTATGTAATTGATTTTATAGATGACTTGTATACTAACTTTTATAACATTGATACAGCTAATTCTTTTGGTTTAAGATTGTGGGAAATTATACTTAATATAGATTTTACAGTACAGCCAGCCCCACCAAGAACAAATAATATTTTTGGCTTTGGTTCGTTTAATAGTAATTTTTTTAATTCAAACTTCGCTCCAGTTGTTGGCGAGGATAATAGCTTATCTATTGAACTGAAGAGACTTGTTGTAAAATTAAAATATCAAAGCTATTTCGCTCCGTCATCTATTGTAGAAATAAACAGAGTAGCAAAGATTGTTCTTGGTAATAATTCTTATGCTATTGATAATATGAATATGAGCGTAACAGTATATGTAGAGAGAGCTACTGCAAGTGCGACAAGATACAATGCAATGATAGATTATAACCTGTTACCAATTCCAGCAGGTGTAGGCGTTAATTATGTTTGGTTTTAAGATTAAAAAGGAATTATTAAAATGTCAAATTATATAGATAAAGTATGGGCGGAAAATGGGCAGACATCAGATATTCCAGTAGATGCTCAAGGCAGTGGGGTGTCGTATGATCAAGGTTACACTGATTTATATGAAAGAGATGTAGCAACAGACCCTACGGCATTGTCAATAAGCCGTACAAACATGAACGGACTATTTAAAAAAATTACAGCAAATCTAAAACAGTGGCTTGGACAATGCTATCCTGATTACTATCAGTTTGACAATAGCGGAAACCCTGTTGAATATAAAATATATTCTGCGGTAAGATATCAAGATGGAGTTTATTTATCAAAAGTTAATAATAATACTGCTTTGCCTACAGACACGGCAAAATGGAGCTTATTCCAAACTTTAGATTTT